TTTTTATCTAATGGAAAATCAATCAATCATTGGTGGCGCAAGCGCTAACTCTGATTTAGAGTGCATTATCGCTTACGAAGAAATAAGTTAACCGGGAGATTTTTGCTATGGCAAAAGAGAACGGTGGTATAATCGGAATACTAAACACCCCAACAACATCAGTAGCATCAGGAGTCTGGGCTATTGAAGATCAATACAACGCACGTGTCGGAAATAATTGGCCAGTACGAGCATCTTACACAGTAGATTTTTTAGTTATTGCTGGGGGTGGAGGAGGTGGTGCTGCTGCTAGAGGAGGAGGTGGTGGAGCAGGTGGATATAGAAATTCATTTTCAACAGAACCTTCAGGAGGAGGAGGTCCCTCTGAATCAACAATAACATTTAATAATAATACAGTTTACACAATTACAGTTGGTGGTGGTGGTACATCACCATCTGTATCAGGAATAGGTGGAAATGGTAATAATTCTTCTATTGCAGGAACAGGTTTAACAACAATTACATCAACTGGTGGTGGAGGAGGAGGAAGTTTAAGTGGAACATCAGGTGCAGGTCAATCTGGTGGTTCAGGAGGAGGTGGCGCTGGTACTGCTGGTCCAAATGGTGGTGCTGGAACTGGTACAGCTAATCAAGGACGTAATGGTGGTGCAGGTGCAAATTATGCTTCTGCCGGAGGTGGTGGTGCTAATACTGCTGGTACTAATGGAAGTTTTAATAATGGTGGTGCTGGAGGTGCTGGTTTATCTTCTTCAATAACTGCTTCTTCTGTTTCAAGAGGTGGTGGAGGTGGTGGTTGTCCATACGCTGGTGGTACGGTAGGTGCTGGTGGAACTGGTGGTGGTGGTGCAGGTGCTGCTGGATTTGCGACTAATGGAACAGACAATACTGGAGGAGGTGGTGGAGGTTCAACAAGTAATGGTGGTGGTGCAGGTGGAAAAGGAGTTGTAATACTTCGTATGCCAACTGCAAGTTTTTCAAATCAAACAACAGGTTCTCCAACAATTTCTACTGATGGTAGTGATACAATATTAGTTTATAATGATACAGGGAGTTACACAGCATAATGGCTTATTTTGCAAAATTAAATTCAGAAAATATAGTTGAAACAGTAATTTCTATTAATAATGCTGTAATTACAGATAGTAATGGAATTGAACAAGAACAACTTGGTGTAGATTTTATAAATCAATTATATAAAACTAATGATATTTGGAAAAAAACTTCATATAACACTAGAGGTGGTAAATATTTTAATTCTGATAATACTTTAGGAGATCAATCAAAAGCATTTAGAAAAAATTATGCAGGTATTGGATATAATTATGATTCTCAAAGAGATGCTTTTATTTCACCTAAACCTTACAACAGTTGGATATTAAACGAAACTACTTGTAATTGGGAAGCACCCGTTGCTAGACCCGAGGATAATAATATGTATAAATGGAACGAAGAAATTTTAAATTGGGAGTTAATGAATGGCTAAACGTAATGGTGGTATAATTGGTAAAGTAAATACTCCAACAACTTCTGCAGCAGTAGGAGTGTGGAGATTACAAGATCAATTTAATTCTAAAAAAAATAGTATTTGGCCAGGTTCAACTTCATATTCAATAGATTTTTTAGTAGTAGCTGGTGGTGGGGGTGGTGGTATTGGTGGTGGTGGTGCAGGAGGTCATAGAACATCTACTCAAACAGTGATATCTGGAAAATCAATTACAGTTACAGTAGGAGATGGTGGTGCTGCTGATACTAATGGTTCAAATAGTTTAATTTCAAATCCAGATATAACAACAATAACATCTGCTGGTGGTGGAAGAGGTGGGGCTCTTGGTAGTGCAGAAATAGCAACTGGTGGCGATGGTGGTTCAGGAGGTGGGGGTTGTAGATTTTCAGGTGGTAGACCAGGAGGAGCAGGAAACACTCCAAACACTTCACCGAGTCAAGGAAATAATGGTGGTGCTGGTGTAGAAACTGGACCAAGATATGGTTCAGGTGGAGGAGGCGGTGCTGGTGGTGTTGGAGCAGCTGGTACAAGTACTACAGGTGGTAATGGTGGTAATGGAACTGCAAATTCAATAACAGGTTCATCAGTTACAAGAGCTGGTGGCGGTGGTGGAAGCACAAATAATGGAGGAACTGCTGGAACAGGTGGAACTGGCGGTGGTGGTAATGCTGTAATTGGTGGTATTGGTGGAACTGCAGGTAGTGGAACAGCTAATACTGGTGGAGGAGGAGGTGGTGTAGAAGGAGGTACTCGTGGTAGTGGAGGAAAAGGAGTTGTTATTTTAAGTATACCAACTGCTAATTATTCATCAATTACAACAGGTTCGCCAACAGTTACAACATCAGGTGGTAATACAATTTTACAATTTAACGGATCAGGGAGTTACACAGCATAATGGCTAGCTTTGCAAAATTAGATAATAACAACATAGTATTAAGAGTTGAATCTGTTGTTAATGAAGTATTAAAAGATTTAAACGGAATTGAACAAGAAAATATTGGTATAGAATTTTTAAAAACATTATATAACGAACCTAATGCTATTTGGAAACAAACATCTTATAACACTAATGCAGGGATTCATTCATTAGGTGGAACTCCTTTTAGAAAAAACCACGCTGGAATAGGTTATACTTACGATGACAATAGAGACGCTTTCATACCTCCAAAACCTTACAATAGTTGGATATTAAATGAAAATACTTGTAATTGGAAAGCACCTATAGCTTATCCAACAGATGGACAAAGATATATTTGGAACGAAGAAATTTTAAATTGGACTTTACAAAATATATAAAATAATCTATTCATTCATTAGAAATGAATAATATTTATTTTTTATGTAGTTTGCCAAGAGCAGGTAATACTCTATTAGGTTCTATAGTAAATCAATCCCAACATGTAAAAGTAACTGCCAATACAATTTTAACAGATGTAATTTATCAATTACAATTAATTAAAGATTATGAAATATATAAAAATTTTCCTAATGAAAAATCATTAGATAATATTATAAAAAATGTATTTAATAACTATTATGAAAATTGGAAAGTAGATAATATTATTGATAGAGGTGCGTGGGGAACTCCATATAATTTACAAGCATTAAAAAATATAATTAAAAAACCAAAATTTATTATACTTTATAGACCAGTATTAGAATGTCTTGCTTCTTTTATAAAGATTGAAAGACCAATTAATATTGAAACAAGATGTCACGAATTAATGAGTCATGAAGGAATAATTGGAAAATATTTATGGAGTATAAAAAACATTATAAAAGAAAAAGAAAACCACGTTATTATAAATTATAAAAATTTTATAAAAAATCCAAATAAAGAAATTAAAACAATATTTGATTTTTTAAAAATTACTTTTACTAATTTTAATTTAAATAATTTAAAACAATTTTCTGCAAATAATATTAGTTATGATGACAGTATTTATAAAGTACAATTACATAGTATAAGAACAGATAAAATAAAATTAAACAAATATAATATAGAAGATTATTTACCAGCCAATATCATAAAACAATATTCTAATTTAGATATATGAAAGTATTAGTATTTGGATTACCAGGATCGGGCAAAACTACATTTGCTAAAAAACTAGTGACAAATAAAAAGATACCTCACTTTAATGCTGATGATATTAGAAAGCTATTTGAAGATTGGGATTTTACAGATACTGGTAGAAGACGACAAGCAAACAGAATGATGACAATGTGTGATCTTACTGTTAATCATGTAGTTGTAGATTTTGTATGTCCCTTTGAATCTTATAGATCTTTCTATGATATGAAGATTTGGATGAATACAATTGATAAAGGAAGATTTGAAGATACGAATAAAGTATTTGAGAAACCTAAAAAAGTAGATTTTGAAATAATAGATTTTAATTATGATAATATAATAAAGGAGATACATGATAGACTACAATAAACCAACAGCACAGATGTTAGGAAGATGGCAACCATTCCATGATGGACATTTAGAATTATTTAAAAAAATATTAGAAAAAACTGGACAAGTTATTATTATGGTTAGAGATATGCCACAAACTGAAAACAATCCATTTATATTTGAAGATATAAAAAAAAGAATTGAAGAAAAGTTAAAAGACTATACTGGGAAATTTGACGTAATTAAAGTTCCTAATATTACCAATATCTGCTATGGTAGAGATGTTGGATATAAAATAGAAGAAGTTGTACTTCCAAAAGAAATACAAGAAATATCAGCAACAAAAATAAGAAATAAAATAAGAAATAAAATAAAATGAAAGAAACAGTTATTAATAGTATATTTCCAACACCTATCTATATGTCTAAATTAGATAGAAAATTAACACCATTAGAATTAAAGTTTGTAGATAAAAATAAAAAAGATTTCTGTAAAAATGATGGCAATATTACATCAAAAAATAATTATATTCTTAATGAAAAACCATTTTTTAATATTAAAAAAGAATTAGATTTAAGTGTTAAAGATTATTTTAAAAAAGTTATATCTCCTGTTGATACCATTACACCTTATATTACGCAGTCTTGGTTAAATTTTACAGAAACAAATCAATTTCATCATAAACATGCACATCCAAATTCTCTAGTATCTGGAGTTTTTTATATTAATTGTCATGAAGAATTAGATAAAATTAAATTTTTTAATGATGGCTATAAAACTATAAAACCGGAAACTAAAACTTGGAATTTATGGAATGCTGAATCTTGGTGGTTTCAAGTTAAAACAGGAGACCTTATCATGTTTCCATCTTCTTTAACTCATATGGTTGAAAATAAAGAAGGGACAAATACAAGAATAAGTCTTGCTTTTAATGTTTTTATAAAAGGTACAATTGGTAATAATAAAAATTTAACTGAACTTATATTGTAGTTGAACATAGAGACAAGATTTTCTATTCATTTAGATAATATACTCTGGCCAACAGAGACACAAAAAAATAAAGAACATTGGAATGTTTCAGGAGTTTTAAAGAAAAACTCTAATCAAGAATTTAAATTTGATGTAAGACCTATGTTTCAAATGCCTAATAATCAATTAGGTAAAAAAGGAACAACTTCTAGTAAAGCTGATAAAATAGTATTTGAGACTGACAAAGAATGGGTTATTATAGATGTTCCAGAACTTCATGAATATGTTAGAAAACAATCTTTAACAGTAGTTCAATTTGAAGATTTGCTTAATAAATTAGAATGGAATATACATATATCTAAAGTATAAGCTTTCTAGCTTTTATAAAATAACCGTGTATAATGGACTATTATGCCAATAAATAAACTACAATTTAGACCAGGAATTGATAAACAAAATACTCAATACGGCGCAGAAGGTGGTTGGGTTGATTGTGATAACGTTCGTTTTAGGTACGGCGTTCCTGAAAAGATAGGTGGTTGGGAACCTGCCGTTGGTACTAATTTAATTGGTGCTGCAAGAGATATTCACACTTATACAGATTTAGCAGGAGACTCATTAGCGATCATCG